TCCCGCTATCGGAGAGGGTTGCCTCTGGCCACGTCGAGATCGATCCGCACTACAAGCTCGATGGAGGAGATATCGTACCGAAGAACTTTGGCGAGCTCGTTGATGCGGGGCTGGTTGAGGTCGACGAAAGGCACGTCCTCGTCGGGGCAGGGAAGAATGCGTACATTCGTGACAAGCATCCGCTCGAGCTCATGCGGGACGGACTCGAGTCTGTACCCAAGGGATTCAAGCTGGAACCGGACGACTCCGTCCCGGTCATCGGTCTTGCCCTCATCCCGAAGACTCTCACTGAACAGGTATCATCCGGTGAGATCACTGAGCAGACCGCGGAAATCGTACAAACAGTAAATATGCGGGTCGAACGGGACGCCATGCTCGCCGGATGCGACTGGACCATGGTTGAGGACGTTCCCTTGAGTGCTAATGAAAAAGCTGCATGGACGGCATACAGGCAGGCGCTTCGAGACGTGCCCGAGCAGGGAGGGTTTCCTTGGGTGATTGAGTGGCCCGTGCGCCCTGATGGGGCCCAAGCCTAACCGAAAGGAGACCATAATGAACGACATCGCTGGCATCATCGGAGTCGCCATGGCGGTCCTTGTCCCGCTTGCGGGGCTTGTCGTGTGGGCCATGCGGGCCGTCGTAGCCCCATTGAAGGTGACCGTCGACAACAACACGCAGGCCCTCGAGCGGTGGGGTGAGCTCCTCGATCGCCACGCGGACAAGCTCGAGGACCACGAGGTCCGCATATCGTGCATCGAGACGGTCCACGAAGCGGAGGTCCGGCGATGAGCACAAAACTCGACGACCTCGACCCGACCTTTCTCGCGCAGGTCCGGCCCTTCCTCGCCGCCCTCGACGCCGCTGGGATCAAGTACTCCGTCACGGAGACGAGGCGCAGCTTCGCCGACCAGAAACATTATTTCAAGGTCGGGACGTCGAAATGCGACGGCCTCGTCAAGCTCTCGCTTCATCAGGCAGGACTTGCCATCGACGTGGTGCCGGTCGACGCGGGCGGGAACCCGAGCTGGGACTACGTAGGACGTCTTGCCGACTACCGGCGCATAGCGGAGATCGCGCGGGCCAACGGGCTCGAAAGCGGACAGGACTGGACGCCCCTCGACCCCAAGACGGGCCTCGGCTGGGACCCGCCGCATTATCAGATGAAGGCGTAAGGAGACCTCATGAGCGACCCTGTTGAGCATCCAGCGCATTACACCGATGGACCTGCCTGCCCGGCGTGCGGGGCCACCATCGAGTGCATCACCGTCGCCGAGCGCATGGGATTCTGCCTCGGCAACGCGGTCAAGTACCTCTGGCGGGCAGGCAAGAAAGACCCGACGGCCGAGCTCGAGGACCTCAAGAAGGCGAGGTGGTATCTCGACCGCGAGATCCAGAAACGCGAGGCCAAATGAAGCGTGGCCTCATCCTCTCCGATCTTCACTGCGGCGCCATGGGCGGCCTCGCGCCCCCCGGCTACCGCGTCGACTGGCTTTCCGATTCGCAGGGCGTGTTCTGGGACTGGTTCACGTCCAGCCTCGCAAGCTACGGACCGTTCGACTTCCTCATCGGCGCCGGCGACCTTACCGACGGCGAGGGCAAGAAGGGCACGCTGGGCACGGTCATCACCGATGTCGGCAAGCAGGCCGATGCGGCCTGTGCGTGCCTCCGGGCGACCGGCGTCGACCCGGCACGGATGTACCTTGTGCGCGGGACACCGTTCCATACCAACGGCACGACCGAGTACGAGGACGCGATAGCCGACGAGCTCGGCGCGTCGATCAGGGACGTCCAGAAGCTCGAGGTCGAGGGCTGGAAGATCCACACGCGCCATGTCGTCGGCCGGTCGGACATCTCCTACGGTCAGGGTACGCCTCTCCTCAAGGAGCTCGCGCGCATGGAGCACGAGGCCTTCCTCGAGGAGAAGGACGCGCCGGACATCATCATCCGCGGCCACGTCCACTACGCCGCGTCGGTCAACCGCGACGGCCGCCTCGCCCTCGCGGCGCCCTGCCTCTGCCTGCCCATCGACTCGGCCAACGGGCGCCGGTACACGGCATGGTACTACACCGTGGGCTTCGGCGTCCTCGAGCTCGAGGAGGGGCGCGAGCCCGTCTATTATCCCGTCATCATGCCCATCAGGCTCGTACACGACGAGGGGTACAAATGCGTCAAATGGTAGACATAGTCATCGACCCTGCCGTGCTTGCCCGCTTCGAGGCGCTGCCCGATGCAATCCAAGGTGTCAGGCCGCGCGAGTGGACGCCCGAGGAGGACGAGCTCCTCCTCCGCTATTGGCGCGGCAAGAACCATGAAGCTGTCGCAAAGGCGATCGGCGTCAACGTGTCGACCGCGCTCAAACGATACCGCGAGCTGACCGATCCCGGTCCGCTCACGGAGACACTGCCATAAGGAGGCAACATGAAGTTCATTGTCGAGATTTTCACCGACGCGAAAGGCCGGCCCGAGATCAAGGTCATCCTCGGCGTCCCCATCCTCATCGCTGCCGTCGTCTACGGCATCTCGTCCCATGACTGGGTCGGATTCGCCGCCCTCTCCGGCTTTGCGGTCTCGCTTCTGACGGCGACCACCATCGCGGACGCGCAGATCGACAAGGGGGCATGATGTGGCGACGGCTACTCGCGGCGTTGCTCGTCTGTGGATTGTTGTGCGTGCCGTGCTTGGCGTCCTCGCCGCGGCCGGCGCCTGCGTCGGCATCGCCCTCCTCGTCGGCTTTGTCCGACGCGGACTTGGCGGCCTTGCAGGCGGCGTTGGAGCAGGCCCGGACGCAGCTCGCAACCTCGAACGAGACAATCAGCGCACAATCGACGCTATTGAAAGAAGCCGAGGACAATCTGAAAGCGTCCAACGTGCTAATCGAGCAGCAATCGCGAACCTTGACTCTGCTCTGGATCGGCTCCGGCGCGCTCGTGCTGGCAGCGGTCCTTGAAGCCGTCGTCGACCTCGTCACCGCACTGAAGTAAAATCTCCGCTCCCCTGACCAGCTTCGTGTCAACCCACACCACTGGGAGCGGGGTCTTGCTGATCATGCCAGCGGGGGAGCATCCTCCAGTCTCAGTTCTTACTTCTTCTTCGGCGGGAAAGCATCGCTGATCGCCAAGAACACTTCTTGGTCGGCTGAGTAAGCCCATTCTTCTGGATGATTATCAAGGTATTTACCGACTACCCAATACACTTGTGTCTCGGTGACGTTCATGGGGAATAGAAAAAATGGTTTACCTATAGCACTACCAAGGCTTAGTCCAGATTCAACGCAGGCATCAATAAAGCCCTAAAAATACATACAGTACATCGCTGTCTTTACATCTCCGTTGTAGGAGGCTGACACGAAGGATTGGTAACTCATCCAATCATCATGAAGTGACCCACCAGTGCCCCTTTCCTGCGTATACGAGGTAAAAGCGAAAACGCCACTGAATACGAGAACGAGAATACAGCGCCTGATCGTTTTCAATTTCATTCGACTTCTCCCCTGTAGCGTTCCAAGTACGGCCTGCCACTAGGGATAGGATTACTCAGGCAATGACCAAAGTCTCCGATTCCCCATGGAATATCCCTAGGGTTTTTGAATTGCGGAGGGTTTAGAAGGTGCATTCTTGATTCGTTTCATTTTGAGGGTAATACTCGAATATGATGTCTAGCAGATTCGGCATAGAAGAAATTAAGTCTGTATCTTCTGACAACAAAACAGAAGTAGCTTGCCACATAGTGGCCCTGCCACTCGTATAGTCGTCTTGATTTGGACTTGGTTTGTAAAAAATAAGCTGCAGGTCTTTCGCGTATAAATCGATAGTCGTTCCTTTGGGACTGTGGGGCGTAAATGTTGAGCTTTGTCCACCGCGTGCGCTCAACCCGGAGCCAATAATACCTAAAATATTCGCCAACGTTGATACACCGGTTGCAGCCCCGCTTGGCTTTTGTTGCACCGTCTCGTAAAATTGGACGTTAGTGCCATATACGACAAAAAAATCAGGATTTTCATCAGCCTTTATAAAGCCTATGCTGTTCATTCGTTCCGTAATAATTCGACTCAGTTGGAAATCTGTAACAGTTGGATCATTCGACATTATTATCTTATAAGTCTTCCCAACTGAAGGGGCATTTATGTTTACAGCGTTTAATACTCCATTGTTTTTGTATTCTTGTCCACTTGCGATACCGACACACAGAGTTAGTATTGCCAGTGTAAATAGACAATTTTTCATCTTGTTCACCTCTGGCGTTTGCAGACTTCCAATTCCACTACTTTAACCATAATGCATTTTCTACGCATGTCAAGAAAGCTATTGAGGCAAGGACTCGAGCGCTCCGGCAAGGCCGGACAGGTCGAACTCCTCTTCCCTGATGTAGTGCTTGTCCATCACCGCCTCATCGGCCCAGCCGAGGGCCGAGCGGATCTTCCGCCGGTCGGCGCCGGCGTCGACGAGCCACGTGGCCACGGTCGCGCGGATCGAGTGCGGCGAGATGGCGCGGCCCTTCGCGTCGATGCCGATCTTCTTGCACGCCTCCCTGAGCGCGAGGCCGAGCCAGCAGGAAGCCTTCGGCCCTCCCTTTGCGGACGGGAGGACGAGGGCCTCGGGTCCGGGCGGGGAGGGCAGCCGCTCGAGGGCGGCCCGGAGCGCGAGCTCGAGCGGGTGCGGCATGGGAGCCGTACGCGCCCTCCCGCTCTTAGGCGGCCCGATCTCGGTCTGCCACGCCTTCACCGCACGCGTCACCGCGATCCGCTTCCGCTCAAAGTCGACCTGCCCCCACGTGAGGGCCCGGATCTCGCCGGTTCGCATGCCGGTCATCGCGGCCACACAGAAGGCGAGGTGCTCCTGCAGGTCGGCCCACGGGTCGGGGAGGAGGAGGGCGGAGAGCTCCGCGGGCGTGAGAATGCCCTTCACCCGCCGCGGCACGGTCATCTTGCCGATGCCTGCCGTCGGGTCGGCGGAGATGATGCCACGGAAGAGTGCCTCCTTGATGATGATGCGGAGCGATGCCATGGTCATGTTCGCAACGGCGCGGCCCGACTTCGCCACCTCGGTGCGCAGCTTGAGGAGATCGTCCCTGCGGATCTTGTCGAGCCGGAGCTTGCCGATCGGCTTGCCGAAGACGAAGCGCTCGAGCTCCCGCCGCATGGTGACGCGGTACGAGTAGCCCGTCTCGTGGCCCTCCTCGGCGCGGCGCGTGCAGTACGGGCAGTCGTCGGTCCAGAAGGGGGCGGCCCACGCCTCGAGGGTCGGCACCTCGGCCAGTCCGGTCTGCCGGCGGCGGAGCTCCCTCGTCGCCCACGTCGTCGCCGCGGCGCGCGTCTTCTGCCCGGTCGAGATCGCCTTGCCGCGGTCCTCGCCGTCGCGGAAGCGGACGTAGTAGCGGTGGCCGCCCTTCAGGGTGCGGCGGAACAGGGTGAACTCTTCCATAGTAATTCTCCTATATAGAAAAAGTACGTGGTAACATATTTGGTCACACCGGCCTTTTTGGCTCTCTGAGATTATTATACCATAAGGAATTAGCTTTTTCTACATCAGAACTCGGGCTCATACGGAAACCTCATACGGGGTGCTATCGTACCACGGCAGAAATGATCTAATTCCTTGTAATGCATATATAAACACCTCATTCATCGTCACGCGTGATCACTCATCGTGTTATTATGTCACGAATGGGTGGTCACACTTTGGTCACACTTTCTCGACCACTTCCCCGGTCCCACTGAGGGCAAAAGCGACCCGCCTCTCCTTCTCGACCGCCCTGACGGCAGCCCGCGCGAGCTCCAAGAACTCCGTCACGAGGTAGCCCGGCAGCCCGGCCACGAGGTCGACGAGCTCCCCGCGTACGCCCGAGAAGAGCCGGCTCTTCGGCGCCAAGGGTTCCTCGCCCATGAGTTCCTCGATGCTCACCCCCACCGTCTTCGCCACCGCGTACGCCATGTCGAGGGCCGGCCAGCGGTCGTACGCGAACCAGTTGTTGATCGTCGAGAGGCCCACCCCCGACTTCTCCGCAAGCCATGGGCGCCGGTGCCCGTCGCGGGTGAGTACCACGTTCAGGTTTTCCAAGAATGCGTTCATGCCCGTCCTCCCCCCAGCCTCACGGCTCAATATCACGAAATTGGTAATAAACCAAATATAAGGCATAAAATCTCACCACGCAAGATAAAATCGCGAAACGTACGAAAAAAAACCCCGTCAAGGGTTTTTTTTGCTTTTACCCCTTGCGCTGATTATTAAAGTTCTATAACTTACTCATCAACGTGGTAGGAGAATACCACGAAAACATGATACAGGAGGTAAGAGATGGCAATGCCCAACGATCTGATCAGCTACACGGAGGCAGCCAAGATACTGCACGTCACCCGGCGCACCCTCGTCAACAAGGTCGCCGCCCGCGAGATCACCCACTACCGCATCGGCACCCGGAAGGTCCTCTTCTCCCGGGCCGACATAGAGGGCATGTTCGTCCGCGTCGAGGCCATCGTATGAGCGAAGGCCTCATCCGCTGCATGGGGAACCCCGAGTGCGCCACGCAGTGCGCCGCCTGCCGCCGGCTGCCGCGCCGGCCCGAGGCCGAGGACAACGAGCGCTGGATCGACTGGCGCACGGTCACCTCGCCCTGCGACCGGCAGATGCCCCTTCCCCCGGACGTCCCCCCGACTAACCTCAAACAACTCTGAACATCGAAAACAGGAGAACAACATGCACGACGACGATGATGACGTGACCGTAGTACAGGGCGAGATTCCGGGTCGCGCACCCGAACCGGTCCCCCCGAAGAACCCCTCGGTCAAGGAGCGCCGCGGCTACCTCGGCGGCTCCGATGCGGCCGCGGTGCTCGGGCTCTCGAAGTGGAAGACCCCCTACCAGCTCTACCTCGAGAAGCGCGGCGAGGCCCCCGAGGCCGACCTCTCCGGCAGCGAGCGCGTCCTCTGGGGCAACATCCTCGAGGAAGACGTGGCCAAGGAGTACTGCCGGCGCACGGGCGCGAAGGTCCGCCGCGTGAACGGCGCCCTCTTCCACCACAAGCTCGTCTGGATGGGCGCACACATCGACCGCCTCGTCCTCGGCGAGGACAAGATCCTCGAGATCAAGACGACCGACGGCTCGCGCGCCCACGACTGGGACGAGGGCGTCCCCGACTACTACCTGCCGCAGGTCATGCACTACCTCGCCGTCACCGGCAAGGCCGCCTGCGACGTCGCGGTCCTCATCGGTGGCAACGAGCTGCGGATCTTCCCCGTCCCCCGCGACGAGGAGTTCATCGCGAACCTCATCGAGGCGGAGAACCGCTTCTGGGCCGGCGTCCTCCTCGGGGAGCCGCCCGCCGCGGAGACCTCCGCCGAGGCCAATGCCCGCTTCGCGAAGTTCATCCCCGGCGCCGTCTTCGGCTCGCACGAGGACCTCGCCCTCGCGGCCGAGCTTAAGCGCACGCGCGAGGACATCAAGAGCCTCGAGCGCCTCGAGGACGAGCTCGAGACCAAGCTCAAGACCCGCATCGGCGAGGACGGAGATGCGCTCGTCGTCGGCACGACCGTCGTCGCCACGTGGAAGAGCCAGTCCCGCACCGGCATCGACACCAAGGCGCTCGAGGCGGACCACCCCGAGATCGCCGCCCAATACCGGAAGGTATCCACCTTCCGCAAGTTCGCCTTGAAGGGAGAGTGACATGTCCGACACCACCGCAATCCAGACCATCGAGCCGCAGGCTCCCGCCCGCTCCGCCGGCACCGCCATCGAGAGCGAGCGCGTCGTCGCCGAGACGAAGGGCGCCATCTTCGTCGCGAAGTCCTACCCGCGCGACGTGTTCGCCGCCCGCGAGCGCATCCTCGCGGCCTGCCGGCGCCCGACCCTCGCCGAGGCCGCCATGTACGCCTACCCGAAGGGCGGCGAGACCGTGACCGGCCCCTCCATCCGCCTCGCGGAGGCGATCGCGCAGGCGTGGGGCAACATCAGCTTCGGCGTCAGGGAGCTCGAGAAGACCGACCGGGAGACCACGTACGAGGCGCAGGCGTGGGACGTCGAGGGGAACATCCGCGCCTACAAGACCTTCTCGGTCCCGCACACCCGCTACACGAAGAAGGGCAGCTACGACCTGACCGATCCCCGCGACATCTACGAGGTCGGCGCGAATCAGGCATCGCGGCGCGTGCGGGCCTGCATCCTCGCGCTCATCCCCGGCGACATCGTCGAGGACGCGGTGAAGGAGTGCGAGAGGACGCAGGAGAACGCGATGGGCGCCACCGATCAGGCCCTCAAGAACGTCGTCGCGGCATTCGGGGCCCTCGGGGTCTCACCGCGGCAGCTCGAGACCCGCCTCGGGCACAACCTGCAGGCGACGATCGTCGCCGAGATCCTCGGCCTGCGCAAGATCTATCAGGCCATCAAGGACGGTTTCACCACGGTCGAGGAGACCTTCCCGTCTCCAGAGCCGGAGAAGAAGAGCGCGAAGGACGTGGCCGCCGAAAAGGCCGCCGCGAAAGGAGTAGCACATGAGTGAGCACAAGGGGGCCTCGGGCCCATCCGCGAGGAAGCCCACGGCACAGATCTTCCCGAACCCTGCCCCCGTGCAGGCGCCGAGGCTCGGCCGCGAGGTCGCCGTTCCCCTCGAGCACGTCAGGAAGTTCTGGAAGCTGTTCGACAAGCCCGGCAACTACGGTCGCTGGAAGTTCTGGAGGTTTGTCGGGGGGATCTGCCCGGACACCCTCAAGGGCAACTGGGCGATCAAGGCCGCGAACATTCAGGCGCCGGTGCTCGTCGAGCAGCTCGAGCCTGAGCCCATGCCCAAGTAGCAAGCAACCGGGGGCCGGCCGCGCGCCGGCCTCCCCATGGAGGAACGCATGAACGACTTGAACAGCTTTACCGGGATCGGACGCCTCGTGCGGGACGCCGAGACGAAGGTCATGCCGAACGGCGACAAGGTCGCCAATTTCACGATCGCGCTCAACGGCTCGAAGAAGGTGGGCGACACGTGGGAGGACAACCCCTCCTTCGTGGACTGCGTTCACTGGTGCCGGCACGAGGGAGGCTATTTCCAGTACCTCCTGAAGGGCAAGCAGGTCGCCATCATCGGCGAGCTCCGGCAGGACCGCTGGGAGACCAAGGACGGCGACAAGCGCTCGAAGGTCGTCATAGTCGCCCGGAACATCCAGCTCCTCGGGAGCGCGAAGGACTCCGACGGCGGCCGCCGTGACGAGGGCAGCGACGAGCCCATCTGGGAGAAAGAGGCCCACCCCGCGGCGAGCTCGCCGCAGCGGGCCCCGGCGACCAAGAGCGCCGCGGACAACCTCGACGACCCCGATTTCATCTTCTAAGGAGTAAGTCCATGAAGGCACTCGAGTACTTCAGTCATGACGTCGACGCGTCGACGAATCCCAAGTTCGAGCACCTGCGCCGGCAGTACGGCTGGGCGGGCGAGGGCCAGTTCTGGGCCCTCGTGGGTCTCATGGGGCAGAACGAGGAGGGCGAGCTCGACCTGAAGCGCCCCTTCCTCCGCGCGTCCCTCGCCGAGCGCTTCGAGATGACGGACGAGACCTTCATGGACTTCATCGCCTACCTCGCGACCCAGTGCGAGCTCATCCACTACGAGGACGGGGTCATCTGGACCGACCGCATCAAGGATGATCTCGATCGGGTGAAGGCCGGCCGCGAGAAGGTCAAGCGCTACCGCGCGAAGAAGGCCACCACGTCCGCCCCGGCGACAGACGCAAAGCCTGCGCCCGAGAGCGCGCCGGCCCCTGCCGCTGCGCCCAAGAAGGAGACCGAAGAGAAACCCTCTGAAGCCCCCGCGGACGCGCCGGTGGCCCGCCAATCCGCTCCGGCGGCCGTTCCCGCGGCTGCCCCGAAGGCGAGGGCCAAGCGGGAGCCGAAGACCCGAGAGCTCGCCCTCGTGAAGCCCGAGAAGGACGACATGTACGACTGGCTCTTCAACGGCTTCCTCGAGGCGAACGGAGGCGTCTTCGCGAACTACGGCATCGAGGGGCGGGCGGTGAAGACCCTGTGCAAGCAGGCGCGTGCCTTCTGCCCGGACGACCCGCAGGCCTTCCTGCGGCAGTTCATGGCGACCTTCAAGCAGCTCCAAAGGAAGGAGAGCTTCTTCGCCAACCAGCCCTTCCTGCCCTCGTCCCTGTCCGCGAACGGGATCTTCACCCGGATCATCGAAGGCATGAAAAAGGCCGAGGCGACGCAGGACACCTCGTGGGTCGAACACAAGCTGCAGGAGGCAATCGTATGACCGTCAAACAGTTCGTAATCAAGATACAGGCCTACTACGGGCTCACCTACCCGGAGGGCCAGCGCGACGACCTCCTAGAGTACCTCACCAAGCGATCGGAGAGGTGGCTCGATGCCCTCTATAAGGCCGTCATCCGCAACGTCTCTTCCCAGTACAAGAGCCTGCCCGATATCGCGGTCTTCGAGCAGAAGGAGGTCCGCGAGATGGCGACGGACTTCCTCGACATGGCTGCCCTCGAGGCCCCCTCCGATGCGCCCCTCGCGATCGAGGAACGTTATGCGACCAGCGAGGAGGTCGAGAACTTCCTCTCCGACTTCATGATGAAGATGCGGGAGAGGGCCCAGTGAAGAAGCTGCCGAATGCTCCCCTGTCTCCCCTTGAGGCCCGCTTCGTGCGGGCCTATCTCGATAATGGGGGCCTCGCCGGGCAGGCCGGCCGCGAGGTGCGGCCGAAGGCCGACCCGTCGACCGCGGAGCAGTGGGGGCGCAAGCGCCTGAAGGACCCGCGCATCAAGGCGGCCCTCGCCGCGGTGGCCGAGGAGATCCTCGGCGATGCCGCGGTCGTCCTCAAGAAGCGGCTTCTCGACACCTTCACGCAGCGCGCCTTCTTCGACATCAAGGACATCCTTGACGAGCACGGCATGTTCATCAGGCCCCTCTCCGAGCTCGGGCCCCTGCGGGCCTGCATCGACCAGATCGAGCGGAAGGAGACCAAGGACGGAGTCTACGCGGTGGTGAAGCTCTCCGATCGGAACGCGGCCCTCGACCGCCTCCAGAAGCTTGTGGGCCTCGCGGAGGGCGAGGGTTCGGGCGAGCCGCCCAACCCCGTGCAGATCGTCGTCCTTCCCGTGAGCATGACGCCCGAGCAGTGGACCTCGCAGTTCTCCGGCACGCGACAGGTGGACCCCGAATGATCCGCTGGAGTCCGCAGCCGCGGCAGTATGTCGCCCTCACGTGCCCGGCGACGCACCTGCTGTTCGGCGGGGCAGCCGGCGGCGGGAAGTCCGACTTCCTCCTCGCGGACGCCCTCGCGCGGCAGGAAGCAGGCGGTGAACACTGGCGTGGCGTCCTATTCCGCAGGACCTACCCCGAGCTCGAGGAGATCATCTCGCGCTCGCACGAGCTTTTCACCGGCCGCGGAGTCTACCACACCCAGACGAAGACGTGGCGGTTCGAGAACGGGTCGACGCTCAAGCTCCGCTACCTCGAGGCCGACACCGACTGTTACAATTATCAGGGTCACCAGTACTGCTGGATCGGCTTCGACGAGCTCGGCCTGTACCCCACATCCTTCGCGTACGACTACCTGAAGAGCCGCCTTCGCTCCCCCTACGGCATCCCCTGCGTCATGCGCTCGACTGCCAACCCCGGCGGGCCCGGACACGCGTGGGTCAAGGCGCGCTGGATCGAGGGACAGCAGCCGAACACCCTCTGGGAGAACGACGGCGAGACGTACGTCTTCATTCCCTCGAAGCTCGAGGACAACGAGATCCTCATGCGGAACGACCCCGGCTACGCCCGGCGCCTCGAGTCGCTTCCTGAGCACCTCCGGCGTGCCCTGCGCGATGGCGACTGGGACGTCTTCTCCGGGCAGGTGTTCAGCGAGTTCCGCACCGACCGGCACATCATCCGGCCGACGCCCCTCGGGGCCGGCTGGGCGAAGTTCGCCTCGATGGACTGGGGCTACGCGCGCCCCTTCTCCGTCGGCTTCTGGGCCGTCAACCGCGACGGCCGCATGATCAGGTATCGGGAATGGTACGGCTGCAAGCCCGGCGAGCCAAACGTCGGCCTCAAGCTCGCGGCCTCGCAGGTCGCCGCGGAGTCCTTCTCGATGGGCGCCGCGGAGGGCTGCGACCAGATGGTGGCCGACCCCGCCTGCTGGTCCAAGATCGACGACTCGCCATCGATCGCGGACAAGTTCGCCGCGGCCGGCTGGCGCATGACCAAGGCGGACAACGACCGCCTCAACGGGCTCGCGCGGGTCCACGACCTCCTCGTGCAGACCGCGGACGATGGCCGGCCCATGCTCCTCGTGTTCGATGGCTGCCATGCCTTCCGCAGGACGATACCTCTTCTCGTGGCGGACCTGAAGCGCCCGGAGGACATCGACACCTCGGGAGAAGATCACATCTATGACGAGACCCGGTACGCTGCCCTGTCCCCGTGGGCGAAAGAGCCGCGGCTCATCGTGACGCGCGATCGCCTGCCGCCCAACCGTGACCGGGAACCCGAGCGCGACATCCTGCGTGTCGGCCTGTAGAGACGAAAAAGCCCCCGGTTTTCCGGGGGCCTTTTTTAGCCTTTCATGGAAGGGTACATCGGCGACGCTGCCGATACGGAATCGGGAGGCGTCTTGTCCTTGGTGACCTTGCCGTACTTCGCGAGGATCTGCCCCGCGGAGGCGGCGAGCTCAGGATAGCCGTTCTGCAACATCGTCTGCATTGTCTGGATCTGCCCCGGCGTGTAGACCGGGATCTGTGCGACCCGGTCGTCGGCGAGCTTGCCGTCGCGGAGCTGCATGAGCATGGCCGCGATGTTCTGTACTCCGTTGAGGCTCGTGTCCTCCTTGGGCGGCTTGGCCTTCCCTTTGAGAAAGTCGCTCGCGCCCTTCAGAAACTTGAATTGACCGGGGCTATACCCCATGGTGTCTGCCATCTGTCCTCCCTCCTTTCGTCTGATTATAGCCCATGCGTCTCGGGGTGTGCCATCAGGCAGCCCCCCGCGGGCCTTTCCTTCCAGCGCGGAACCCTCATTTCCGGGTCGCTCAACCGTATCTCGTAGCGGCTGACGAATGTCCCGCCCTCACGCGCGAGCTCGAGGAGCTTGTCGGTGAGGGCCCGGCGGTTCGTATCGAATGACCCGATATTGACCTCGTAGAGGAGGTCGGTCCACGAGATGATATGGACCCACAGGTTGTCGGTCTTCGTGTCACGCAGCCAAAGCGAGATCGGAAAATCAGCGCGCGGCCGGCGCCCTTTCTTGCCTTTCACAGGTGTCCTCCATGGTGCATGCGAATGTGAATGCGGCCTGCGGGATCTCGACGACGTCCTCGATGTCGCGCGGGTCTCCGCGGTCGATGCGGCCCCCCTTCCTGACGGGGAACCGCGGCTCGGCGGCGATCGGCGTGTAGAGCACGAGGCGCCGATCGCCGCGCGGAAAGGACCAGACGAGCCACGAAGGGACGCCGGCCTTCTTGAAGATCGCGAGGTTGTCAATCCATTTATGATGCGAGATGATCATTGTCGGGTACTCGGCGAACCGGGCCTTGATCTCGAGGTAGGCGATGATCTTCCCGTTCGGGTCCGCCGCGGCATAGTCGCAGGGGTAAAGCCGCGGGGCCTCGATGAGCTCGAGCCAGAGGGCCTGCGCGAGGGCCCCTCCGATCCGGGTTTGGTTCCGCCTGTCGTGCTCGCGCTCGTAGACTGGTCGACTCACCTGCGGCTCTCCCGGTATCGGGTCGCCGCATGGTCCTCGTGGAGCTCGGCCTCCGGGTCGAAGATATGTTCAATCAGCCACGCGTTAATAGTTCGGAATATTTGTCTCATATTTGGCCTCCTGAATGGTGGAGAGATATTGGAGATTCGATTTATTGGCTTTACAGCATATTCATAGGGCCTATGCTATTCGTATAAACAGGAGGAAAAATGAAAAAGTCATTTGGATTATTCATTGCTTTTTTGATGCTCGTTGGCTGTGTTACGACGTACCAACCAGTCGGCTTTACGGGCGGGTACTCAGATACGCAGCTTCAGCCAAACATGTTCCGAGTGATCTTTAGAGGCAACGGTTATACAAGTGCAGAAAGAGCATCAGATTTTTGTTTATTACGTTGTGCCGAATTAGCTCTCCAAAATAGTTATCCGTACTTTGTCATTGTCGATGCTTCGAATGGTGTAGGGTATAGCACCTATACAACACCTACCCAATCAACCACGACCGGCAGCGCATTCAGCAACGGTAATTCGACATTCGGTAATGCCCAGACGATAACATATGGAGGCCAAACTCATATCATCGCAAAGCCAAGCTCAACAAATACGATTCTATGCTTCAAAGATAAACCGGATAATTCTAATACTCTTGTATATGATGCTGCATTTCTATCCAATTCCATCAAGCAGAAGTATGGCATCACGGATACAAGTGGCACCAACTAGAGGTGATCACCACCAATTCGTCGATCTTAGGAGGGCTTTATGTCTGAAAAGGCAAGGTATTTGGGATTCGGTCTTGTTGTAGGGGCAAGCCTAATCTTTCTCTTGGGCATGGCCCAATCCAGTTTTGTGAACAAGCAAAACAGTGAACAAGTTGGTACTTATCAACTCGCTGCCGGGAATGGGTTTTATGTTGTACTCGATACAAGAACGGGGAAAATTACTGAAACAAAAGAGAATCCTACTAGATTAAGCAAGTTTCTAACCTCTTTAGATAGTGGAGATAGATTGCAAGTTGATGTTGGTGGAGAATTGGTTATTCTTAAGTAACATCTAATGCTGATTGGCAGGGAACCTCCTTTCCTCACGCAGGAGTTTTAGCCGCTCAAGGCGGCTCTCGAGAGCCTTCTCGATGACGACCAAGACAAGGCAGGCTGCGATGAGCGCGATGATCGTCACGGCAGTCCACGGAGGCATGGTGATCTCGACGACGTTTTGAAGATCGCTCATCACTTCTCCTCGGCGAAAACTTGGGCGAGGGTCTTCCCCTCCCGGTCCGAGGGCGCGGCTGGCAGGGGCTGGGCGACCATTTTCCCGGCGTCGGGAATATGCTCCCCGACCGTGGCCTCGGGCCGCGCGAGTGCGATACGGGCGCGACTGATCGCCTGAGTCAATTCACAATGCTCACCCGGCAGATCATCGGCCAAGATGATATCGTCCAAGATGTCCCGCAGCACCCGATCTCCTGCCTCGGATGTCTGCTGGGCCGCCACGACACGCCCCGTGTTCACCTCGACCTGTATCGCCCGGTCGTCCCAGAGCTCGATCATGCCGAGGTCCTTATCACTCGTGACCGCCATCGTCCAGCCGACGTACTGACGGGTCCATTCCTGTATTAGCTCGATGTTCTTCTGGCGTCTGGCCTCGTCCCTCCCGCAGAGTGAGGCGCGAGCGGTGAAGATTCGGACATCCTTCCTTTCCTCAAGCCAGCGCTGGACCCGTTCCACCATCGGAACGATGGGCGCGCCGATGTGGTCCTCGCCTCTCCAGTGGTCGTATATGGCGAGCGTTCCGTCGAGATCGACGCCGATCCATCCACTCACGCGAGCCTCCCCCCCCTGCTCCGCAGGATGCGGTCGATGAGCGACACTCGCGGCTTCCTGTCCGGTGCGAGGCGGACCTCGGCGAATATGGCCGTCGGGTCCTCCACGATCGGCATGCCCAAGAAGCAGACAAGCCCCTCGTCGACGTCCACGGGGAAGCCGGCATGCACGAGGCACTCGGCGCGGAGCCGCGCGAGGATCTCCGGCTCAATGTGGAGCTCGTCGTGGAAGCCCTTGCCGGCCCGCGGGCTGCGGAGGGCTATCTGAATAACGGTGTTCGTGACGCTCATCGCATCCTCCCTTTCTTCGACACGCGGGCGCCGCTCTCGGCGGCGCGCCAAAACCTCGCGGCAGACACGGGGCCGTCCTCGGGCAGCTCGTACTCGTCGCACGAGGAGGCCGCGGCGTGCGCACACTCAAGGCAGAGGGTCTTCTTGCCGGCCATGACGGCGCCCGGAGCCCCGCAGGGTCCGAGGGCGGCCTTCGCCTTGTTCCATACCTCGAAGGCGCAGCGCTGCGTGCTGTCTTCAGTGAGCAGCTTGTACTTCAACGGGGAAGGCCCTCCTGATCATGGACTGTTCGTAGCGGGCGGTGAGCGTCTTCGCGCGGTTGTACTCGTCCCACTTGCCACGCTCGACCTCGATGACGTTGAGACCCAGCTCTTCCGCGTGCTCACGCGTGAAGGAAGTCCCGATCTCCTTCATCCACGGTTCCCAGTTGTCATCGGCGACACCGATGAAGACCATGCCGTCCTTCGCCTTGGGCTTCTCCTTGAGGCCGAGATCCTCGAGGGTCTCGTCGGCTGCATCGAGCTCGACGACCATGCCGTGTTCGGTCACCATGTCCATTCGACCACCTCCGCTATTTCGCAATATTCCGCGCCGTCTCGGCGCGCATTGAGCCTCAAGTACCCTTCGCGCTTCAGCTCCTTGAGGCGATCGCGCCCGAGGCCGAAGCGGAACTGGAGTACGGCCACCGCCTGCAGGTAGCTGTCGCACTCCTCGACGCAGTCATACAGGCAGCCTTGCTCGCCTGAGCCGGCGAGGAACTTCTTCGTCGGAGCTCTCATGTCGCATCCTCGGGGATGCCATGCTCGGCGAGCCACTCGCGGGCAGCGGACGACATGGCGCCAACCGGGACACCACCTGCCTCGTCGAGGAACGAGCCGTGACCAAGGCCTGCCTCGGCCCACGGGCAGTCGCGACATTCGACGTCAAAGCAATAGTCACTGCGGGCTATCACCTGAGCGGCCTTGATGTTCTCAGGCGTCGGGCGGTCCGCGTCCTCCACGTCGGACTGGCGGCCTGAGGCTTTGCACAGGGCAGCGAGGATGAAGCCGAGAACGGTGCCGAGCGAAAGCAATACGGGTATCGCGATCCACGAGACCATGAGTCCTCCTAATTGTTACGGATACGGATGTTGCTGGATTCGGACCAACTCTTCCCGCGCCACGTCCGGCCGAACGTCGCACGGTTGTGCTACCTGCCCGCACACACGCGGGCTACACCACACACCCAGATGGCCGGATAACGCGCCGGCCTCGCGTACACGTCAATTGGCCAAGAAATCCCAGCCCATACGGGCAAGGGTCTGGGGCCGGCGGGAGTCGAACCCGCTACTCCGGTCGGCGCGCTCACCGTGGGGAGTCACCCCAGCGGTTTTCGGCGACTAACTCCAACGCGCCTGCAAGCCCCAAGTGACCGGATTACGCGCCGGCCTCGCGAGACGGGATCACCTCCCTTCCAATGGCATGCGTCCGGGCCGAAACACCGTGACGCGCTTTCACACTTTCAGGCGACGCACTCGCCACTCGTGATCAGGTCCATCGCGGTCCTGCCGTAGCGGCCTTGCAGGTGCCACACGATGCCGGAGTCGATGAGCCACTGGAAGAGCTCGATCGTCTCCTCGTAGTCAAGCTCGCCCTCCTCGTAGTCGAAGAGGCGCTCGACGGGCAGGGACTTAAGCATACGCTTCCTCCCTCTCCGGCTGGTCGTGCAGCGCGTCGTACTCGTACGCGAGGCAGGCCGACCGGAGCTCGTCGTGGATCTCCTCGGCGATGAGGCCGATGATGTCGACTCCTCCCGCGAGGACCTTCTCGATCTCGACCTCGGGCGGCTCGTCGGGGAAGCCCGGGTCGCCGTTGGACAGGTACATCTGGCCGCGGCAGCCGTGGGTGTAGTCGTAGACGACCTCGAGGTCGACCTCGGCCTTGTTGATGGTCAGAGCTCCTCGCATTGCCTGTCCTCCTCGGGGATGGTGCAGAAGTGGACGCGGCCCGAGTCGAGGGCCGCCTTCATGACGGTGAGCCTCTCCTCGATCGCGAGGAGGTGGCGCTCGTAGGACGCGATCTGCGAGAGGTGCGCCTCGATGGCGCGGGTGTCCTCGATGGCAAGCCGGCCGAGGGACTGCTTGGTCCCAACGATGGCCTCGCGAATCGCCTCCCCGCGGTGCTCGAGGTAGGCGAGGGTGGTGTTGAAGTGCACGTCAGACCTCCTTGCCGATGCTGAAGTGGCAGTCCCATGCGCCGGTCTCGTTCTTCGAGAACTCGACGCCCGCGAGACGGCGGTACGTATCGCGCATCTCGCCGTCCTTCGATGCCGTGAGGAGGACGAACTCGTCCTTGTAAACGAAGTCGGCCATGAGCAGCTGGAGCTTGCTGGGCCGGCAGTCGATGACGGTCTCGAGCGTGCCCCGCCGATTATCGTAGTACTGAATCCACACGCCGGTTCCCCAGTTCCCGCCGAGGGGCCCGCGTTCGATGAAATAGCCGCGTCTCATGTTGTTCTCCTTTTCGCGATCGGTTTCGCCCTGCCATGGGCTCATCAGTGCGCCGGCATCAGGCGCAGACCGGCCGCCCCGGCTCGTGGGGCGGCTAGTCGAGGAGGTTCATGCGGCCTTCAGCCGCAGCTCGTAGTAGTGGTTGCAGAGCATCCCCCAGTGGTAGATGCCCGTCGTCTCGTCGAGGAAGCAGTAGCCGGTCGAGTAGCGGAAGTCCTCGTCGTTGAAGTTCGCGATGTCCGCCACCGCCCACCCGTCGTTGCGCTGGAAGTTCACCGCGGCATCGAAGGAGTAGTCGTCGGTGTACACGCCGCGGCAGCGGATCTCCATCCTGCCGGCCGCGATCTGCCTCTTGAGCCAGTCCCTGCGGATCGTCTTGTTTGTCATGGATCACTCCTTCGAGTCGACCGGAACGATCCGGTACTCGCCAACTTTCCAAGAGGCCGCGACGGCCTTGCGCGTGAGAGCCTCGGAACCATGCCACGACAGGGCTCCCCAAGGTCCGATGGTCCCGGCCTGAGCCAAGGCTTCATTCTCTAGGGCAAGGCTCTCGTAAAACGCAGCAGCCTCGCGAGCCTCCGCGGCATCCGTGACGTATCTGCCGTCGGCAAGGGACTTCTCGTGAAACTCGACATCCAAGTCGTGTGCCGAGCCGTTGCGGATATCAGGCTTCACGGTTCCGGCCATGATGCCGTCGTACTTGTCGGCCTGCTTCAACTGGTTCTCGGCCATCGATCGGTAACCTTCGGCGCACTGGGAAAAGGTGGCCGGCGTCATGCGAAAGGCAACGACGTGGGTGTACAATCGGGCGGTTTCGCGCTTGTCCTTGGTTCCGTCGGGCAGCGTGACGAACAGGTACTGTTTTTTCGCCATGGTGTTCTCCTTCTCGTGAGATCTTTGCCCGGACTTGGGACCGGGCCGTCGCATTGACGGCCCGAAGGCCGCCCCTCTGCGTTCATGTCTACCGGACGTACAAGAGTTTGCCCGTTTCCCACTGATACCAGAACTTCACTTCCGAGATCGTGGAGACACCGTCGACGGTTGTCCGAACGGTGTCGATCCTCCCGATATGAGGACCGCGCTCGCCGGCCCGGTGCGATATCTGCTGCGACCCGATTACTTCTACGGTGATGTCGTTGGTGGTCATGTTGGTCTCCTTCTTGTGATACGGTATCAGAGGGCTACGAAGCCGCGGCGTACCGCAGCCGCGATCATGTCGGCCTCGTCCCTGACCATGAAACCGCCGTGCTCTGCGCTCTCGTGGCTGTCGACGCGGCCGAAGCCGGCGTAGTGGTAGCCGAGGCAGTCGAGGAAGCTCTCGGCCTTGAAGCCGAGGTCGGAGGTGGCCCGGACCTCTGCGACCAGTGCGTTCGCGACCATCCGAATCTGCGCGTCGATGAAGCTCCCGAGGGTCGGATAGTCGGAGAGGCCGTCGAAGTAGCGGAAGGGAATGTCGCCGAGGCCGGTGTGCAGGATGACCTGAATGCCGAGATCCATCTGACGGGTGGTGGCGGTGATTGTGTTCATGGGTGTTCTCCTTCTCGCGATACGGTTTCGGCCCCCTCGGGCCGTCATCAGGGGAGCAGGCGCGCTCCCGACCGTGGATGATGTCGCTTCATCCTGAGCGCAGCATGGTGGACTTGACCTCGCCCGTACTCGTCCATGCCGTCTTTGTTCCGGGGTTTTCTCTCCCCGACGTGGTATATATTAATCCCGCTCATGATAATCCGTCAAGCACTTTTTTGAAAAATCGTACAAGAGTGATATATCCTGTCCATATCATGAAATTATAGCAGTCTCGGGGTAACGGTTACCCTGTCACGTGATGCTCACGTGAACGACACGTGAGGCTCACCCCTAGAAGAGAGTAGATGAGAAGAGAATAGAATAAAAGAAAGAGAATATAAGACTTGCGCCTCGCTTCGCTCGCGCCGGCGGTCAGGCTCGAAGGTGTTTTCGGGGCCGAAGCGGGAAAGAGGCCCAGAAGGACCAGCCACAAACGTGGCCGAAAAGCTGCCTTCCGTGGCAGGAATGGCGAGGCTTGGCGCCTTGCGATCCCCCCTTTAACAGTAAATCTCACGTAAGTGGTACTCCGATGCGTTGGCGGGCCCTTCTTGGCGCTCCCAGAAAATATCAGGAAAACCCTATATTGACGCCCAAAAGCGGCCCTTTCCCCTCGAAAAAGCCTGTCACGTGAGTGTCACGTGAATGACACGTGAACATCGGTTACAAAGGGTTTCACGATGTGCACACTGACACCGCGTGTTATTACACGTGGTTGTTGTGTATGCCAAAGTTGATTAAAACTCACATATGTGGTTAGACTGAGGGCATGAAGCGTCCCCAGACTGACGACGAGCTCGTCGCGGACATCCTCAAGCGGTTCTCGAAGCTCAAGAGCATCAGGACCATCTACGAGCCGGTCTGGCGCGAGATCACCGACTTCGCCTTCCCGCGCCTGTCGAACTGGGACCTGCAGGGCACCACGGTCGTCAAGTCGAAGGGGTTCAACTCCCGCGCCGTCGAGGCGAACAAGCTCCAGTCCTACGGCTTCCTCGGCTACATGGTCTCGCGCACCAAGCCGTGGTTCCGCCTCCGCCTCCCTGACACGACTGCCATGCGCATGCCCGGCGTGGCCGACTGGCTCGAGGACGTTGAGCTCGCCCTCGCCGCGGAGCTCGCACGCTCGAACTTCTACGACCAAGCTGCTGAGTTCGTCCCCATCTTGGGCAGCATTGGTACGTCCTCGATGACCATGGCCGAGGACTCCATCGTTCCCGGCCGGGCCCTCTTCAACACGCGGCATCCGAAAGAGTACTGGATACAGGACGGCCTCTCGGGCCGCGTCGAGACCGAGATGCGGCAGTTCCGCATGATCGCCTCCGCGGCGATGCAGCTCTGGGGAGACAAGGCGCCCGAGGACATCAGGCGCAAGGCCGAGGAGGACCCCTACAGCTACGTGCAGATCCTCCATGCGGTTCTCCCGCGGGAGGACTGGAACCCGGACTCCCTCCTTGCGAAGGACAAGCGCTTCGCCTCGTACTACATCGCCCTCGACTCCGACGACCTCATCGAGGAGGGCGGCTTCGACGTCTTCCCCCACGCGACCGCGCGGTGGACGAAGAACGCGGACGAGAGCTACGGCTACTCGCCGGCCTTCGACGCCCTTTCCGACATCCTCCGCCTCAATCAGGTCTCGAGGACGCAGCTTGAGCTCGCGCAGCGCATCGCTGACCCGCCAATCTCGGCGCCCGAGACGATGCGCGACACGCTCCGCACGAGCGCCGGCGCGAAGAACTTCCGCCTCACCGAGAACGAGCGCATCGAGCCCCTCCAGTTCGGCGCCAACTACCCGGTGACCCTCGAGGTCGAGCAGAACATCGAGAAGGTCATCAACGAGCACTTCAACGTGGACTTCTACCTCATGCTCGCCCAGCTCGACCGGCAGATGACGGCGCGCGAGGTCCTCGAGCGCAAAGGGGAGCAGTCCGCGGTCCTCGGGGCCACGATCGGCGCCTTCCAGACCGAGTTCCTCACGCCGGTCATCTCGTGGATATACCGCAAGTGCGTGGAGTGGCACCGGCTGCCGCCTCCGCCGCCGGCGATCGTCGAGGCCGGCAACCATCTCGACATCGAGTACACGGGCTACCTCGCCCAGCTCCAGCGCAAGTACTACGCCTCCTCGGGGATCAGCTCCGCGCTCGAGGTCATCTTCCCCATCATGCAGGCCTTCCCCGAGAGCGCCATCAACATCGACACCGACGAGCTCATCAGGGAAGCCGCGGACGCCTTCGGGATGCCCCAGAAGGTCATCCGCGAGATCCCCGAGGTCCAGAAGATCAGGCAGCAGCAGGCCGCGGCCGCGGCACAGCAGCAGCAGCAGGCCATGGCCATGCAGACGCAGCAGGACGTCATTAAGAGCGCCGGCAACCTCAACCAGCCCGTGCAGAAGGGTTCCCCCCTCGCTGCACTCTTGGCTCAGGCTCAGGGCGAGCAGTACGGCCCGCCGGTGGCGCCATGAAGCTCGTCGACTCCCTGCGCGCCCGGCTCGGGCTCGAGGACGAGCGGCAGGCATACACCCGCTCCCAGCTCGACAGGCGGGTCATCGTGGAGCACTACCGCAACGTGTTCCGCTCCGCCGAGGGCCGCGCGGTGTTCGTGCACATGATGCGCGAGCTCGGGCTCTTCGAGATCGCGACGACCCCGGAAGAGATAGAGCTCAAGAACTACGCGACCCGCCTCGTCATGAGGCTGGGTCTTACCAGTACCGAGGATCTGTGCAACGCGATCCTCGACTCGAAGTACACGGAGGAAAAAGAGTAATGGATGAAAACACGCAGGCCACGAGCCCGGCAACGGAAACCTCTGGCAGCGCCCCCAAGGTCACGGGACAGGAGGGCAGCGGCTCCCTCCTCACCGGACAGTCTATCGAAACCGCTACGCCGGCGTCTTCCGCGCCGGCGGCCTCCGACGGCAAGGCTTCGGGCAGCGAGGGAAACGCGAATGCGCAACCTGTCCAGCTCCCGGGGTTCGCCGCCGCGGCTACCAAGGAACTCAAGGCCGATGAGAAGTTCGCGAACCTCGTCTCGAAGTACAAATCCTTCGACGACTTCGCGCGGGCCCATCTCGAGCTTGAGCAGGCCAAGGGAACCACGGTGCGCATTCCTGATGCCAGTGCCAGCGATGAGGACAAGGCAGCGTTCTGGGCGAAGCTCGGCGTGCCTGACAAACCGGAAGCATACGCTCTCGAACAACCTGAGCTCCCCGCTGGGCTCACCTACGATCAAGGGTACACCGACGCATACCGGCAGAAGGCTGCCGAGCTCCACCTCACCGCGGATCAGGCGAAAATCCTGTACCAGTGGGCCAATGAGCAGACCGCATCGTCGTTCACCGCCGAGATGAAGCGTCAGGAGGAGGCCGCACTCGTGGCCAAGGCCGACGCAAAGCGCGCGGTAGACGAAACGGTCCGCTCCCTCAAGGCCGAGTGGGGTTCCGCGTTCGACACGGAGCTCGCCCATACCACGCGATTCGTCGCGGACATGGATGCCAAGGTGCCGGGCCTCAAGGCTGACCTCGATCGCACCGGGTTCGGGAACTCGAAAAGCGGGATCATGCTCCTCAACATGCTCGCGCGGCAGTTCGCCGATGCGAAGATGGTCGAGGGGGAGTCCTCCGGGCTTCTCGTCGATGCGGCAAACGCCATGTTCGGGGCAAGCATGAAGTCGAAATAAAGGATCGACAGCATGGCCACCAATGGCACCAACGTAGTCACCTACCTCGACTTTGCGAAGCGGCTCGATGAGTCCGGCAAGGTCGAGAAGAACATCATCGAGATCATGGTTCAGATGAACCAGATCCTCGAGGACATGTCGATCGTCGAGGGCAACCTCGCGACCGGCCACAAGACGACCGTCCGCACGGGGCTTCCCTCGGCGACGTGGCGCCTCCTCAACTATGGCGTCCAGCCCTCGAAGTCCGCGACCGCGCAGATCACGGACACCTGCGGCATGCTCGAGGCGTACGCGCAGGTCGACAAGAGCCTCGCGGACCTCAACGGCAACTCCGCGGCGTGGCGCCTGTCCGAGGAGAAGGCTTTCATCGAGGCGATGAACCAGACCATGGCCTACACCATGTTCTACGGAGACACGGGTGTGAACCCCGAGCGCTTCCTCGGCCTCGCGCCGCGGTATGGCGCTCTCTCCGGCGCCGCCTCGTGCGCCAACGTCATCGACGGCGGCGGGTCCTCCAACCTCACGTCCATCTACCTCGTCATCTGGTCCCCCGAGACCGTGCACGCCATCTACCCGAAGGGGTCCAAGGCCGGCATCGTGTTCGAGGACAAGGGTCAGGTGACGCTCACCGACAACCAGACCCCGGGCGGCATGTACGAGGGCTACAGGTCGCACTACAAGTGGGACCTCGGCCTGACCGTGCGCGACTGGCGGTACGTGGTCCGCATCGCGAACCTCGACACCGTCGCCCTCGCGACCGCCGGCGACGCCTCCGACACCTCGGCCAACCTCGTGAAGCTCATGGTCAAGGCCATGAACCTCCCCCTGAACCTCAACGCCGGCAAGGCCGTCTGGTACATGAACAACACCGTGAAGACCTACCTCGAGGTCAAGCTCCTCAACGCGAAGAACCTCTTCCTCCAGATGCGCGAGCTGACCGACGGTTCCGGGTTCGTGACGACCTTCATGGGCGTCCCCATCCGCCGCGTCGACCAGATCGTCAACTCGGAGACGAAGCTGACCTGAGCCTCTTGATCAGGACATGGCGGTGCGCGTGATGTGCGCCGCCATTCACCATTTTCCGTTTAACTGTAAGGAGTCTTTCCATGATCATGGACAAAATGACCCAGCTCGAGGACAGCTCGGCGGTCAAGCTCTCGACCAACCTGTCGGTCAACGTCATCGACCTGCAGGCGCCGGGAGGCTTCTACGAGGACGCGATGTTCGTCGTCCTGCAGGTCACCGAGGTGTTCAACACCGCGACGACCGTACAGGTCGACGTCGTGACCGCGGACAACGCGGCCCTCTCGACGAACCCCGTCACCGTGGCCTCGACCGGACAGGTCACCCTCTCAGGCTCGCTCTTCGCGACCCTGAACTCGCTCATCGTGATCCCCCTCGTCGCGCAGACCCTCAAGCGCTACGTGGGCCTCAAGTGGACGACCACCGGCTCGGCCAACTCGACCGGCAAGGTCACCGCCTACGTGACGCAGGACATCCGCATGGTCGGTCAGGCCTTCATCGGCACCGGCTCGACCGCGACCAACCTGTTCACGAAGTAGGGGAGGGGTAGATGGTACTCGACGTCATCCTTCCCTGCCAGATCAACGCCCGCCTCTACGTCCCCGCCAATGGGGAGGCAGAGGTGGCCATCGCCGACGACGAGGCGGACCAGAAGATCCGTCTCGAGGTGGCCGAGCGCATCGCGTTCGGCTACGTCAAGGCGCGGGACAAGCTGCCCGCGGACATCGCCGGCGTCATCCCCAAGTTCGTCGCGTATGGCAACGGTGCGGGCCCCTGTCCCACCGTCGCGGATCTCGCGCCCCCCAAGAAGGGCGCGTAGTCACCACCTGATCCGGGGAGGCCTCAAGAGGGCCTCCCCTCACCTTGAAGGGAGAAAGCGATGGCGATCATACAGGCCGATGTTGACATCATGAACATGGCGCTCCGCCGAATCGGCGCCGAGCCCATTTCCCTCTCGGAGGCAACCACCCCCGTCAGCAAGGCCTCGAAGGTCGTCACCGCATTCTATGAGGGTACGGTGCGCGAGGTCTTGCGCATCATGCCGTGGAACTGTGCGGTGAAGCGCGCCTCCATTGCGGGCGTCTCCGACTCAAGCACGAACTACACCAAGAAGTTCGACCTCACCTCCCTCACTCCGTACCCGCAGTGGACGCCGCTCACCGCGTACACCGCGGGGCAGCTCGTCGCCAACTCCTCAGGCAAGCTCTACGGCTGCACGGTGGGCGGCACAAGCGCATCCTCGGGCGGGCCCACGACCTCGGTCGCCGACGGCATTATCACCGACGGCTCCGTCCACTGGGTCTACTTGGGAACCTACGCGAACGACCTCGTCCGCACCCTCGAGCTCAACGGCGACCCGAACATCCCCTACCGCGTTGAGGGCACGAGCCTTTTCTGCAACGAGACGAGCCCCGTCATGCTGCGCTACATCGCGCGGCCCGCGATGAGCTCCTCGCTCGACTCCGTCCTCATCGAGACCATCGTCGCCCGCCTCGCCTCCAAGATCTGCTACGTCATCACCGGGCAGGGCGACATCGCGCAGCTCCTCTATCAGGAGTTCACCCTCGACCTCGCGGTCGGGAAGCAGATCTCCGCCGTCGAGGACCGCGGAGACATCATCGACCTGTTCGGCCTGTACCAGAACGCGCAGCTCGCCATCAGGTCGAACACGGTACAGGGGTAAGCCATGACGGACCTCGAAGTCGCCAACCTCGCACTGTCCGCGCTCGGGATGGACCCGATCCGCTCCCTCACGGACCCGACGAAGACCGCGAGGTTCGTCAACTCGTACCTCGTCCCTGCACGGAACTCGGTCCTCCGCTCGTACCCGTGGAGATCCGTGCGGAAGCGTGCCCGCCTGTCCTCCATCGCGTGGACCGCCCTCGCGGCGCACGCGGTGGGCGACTTCATCATGGTGGGCTCGAACTACTACATCGCGACCGCTGCCGGCACTTCCGCCGGCACGATCCCCGCCGCGTGGCCGACCACGGGGAACATCACCGACGGCTCGGTCACGTGGACGTACAGTCCCGACAACCTGCAAGGGAGCGCGTACCAGTACGCCCTCCCCGCGGACTGCCTCGCGCCGCAGCGCCTCGAGGACAACTCAAGCTACTCCCTCGAGGGCGGCATCCTCTACACGGACGACGAGCCCGACGCCCTCTACGGCAACCCGGTCCTCGTGTACACGAAGAAGCCGGCGGACTCAAGCTCCCTTCCCGACGACCTTGCGATGGCGGTCTCGTACCACCTCGCCGTCCTCCTCCTTCCGTACGTGGGCGGGAACGCGCAGACGCTGCCGCTCATCTCGAGCCAGTACGAGCTCGCCCGGCAGCGCGCGATCGCCAACGAGGCCCGCGGCGCCTCCGCGGCCGAGGCCGACGCGCAGAAGTGGACCGAGGTGTAGACGATGGCCAAGAGGCAGATCCCGCTTTCCGACCTCACCGCAGGCGAGCTCTCGCCGCTCATGGCCGGCCGCTTCGATGCGGCCATCTATGGAAAGGGCCTTGCCAAGGCCGAGAACTTCCTCGCCTTCCCGCAGGGCGGCATGACCATGCGGCCGGGCACGCGCTACATGGGCACCACGAACGGCGGGGCCACTGCGCGCCTCATCCCGTTCATCTACTCCTCGACTGAATCATACATCCTCGAGCTCACCGCTTCGACCATCAAGATCTGGAAGAACGGAGTCCTCCTCCCTGTCTACTTCACCGCTCCCGAGGCCTTCACCGCGGCCACGATCTTCGAGGTGCAGTACTGCCAAGTGGAGAACCAGATCATCCTCGTCCACCGCAACATGAGTCCGAAGGTCATCGTGCGGACGGGCGACTCCACCTTTCAAGCTGCCACGGGCTCAGGCGGCACGGTGCCCGACCTCGCCTTCAACGGTCCCGGCCTCGCGGTGGGCGCCTCCGTCGCAAGCTGGGTGGCCAGCACGTCCTATGCCTCAGGCAACATCGTCCTCTCCGCCGGCAACTACTACTACTGCCTGCAGGGCGGAACGTCCGGCAGCACCGCGCCCACTGCGACTTCCTACACGGAAGCCTCGCCCTTCACCGACGGCACCTGCACGTGGCGGTGGCTGCAGGAGAGCCCCTTCTCCGGGTCCACGAACTACCCCGGCTGCGTCGCACACTTCCAAGGCCGCCTGTGGTTCGCCTCGACGACCGCGAAGCCCGCCGGCATGTGGGCGAGCCGCCCCTTCGACTACGGTGACTTTTTCTACTTCGATGTCGTCGCCTATACCGGGCAGCAGGTCAAGGACCCCAAGTTCTGGTACACCTATGCGACGAGCACCGCTGCAAGCCCGACCCTCACCTCGATGGGTGGAGTCCCCACGACCTACCTCACCGCGGGCCTCCAGTACTACGCGCAGCGCTCAGGCGGCTCGCAGGTCTACAAGGTCCAAAGCTGGAACGGGACCACGGTCACCTTCGACCGGAACGTAGACACGACCGACGTCGCCTCTGGCTCGCAGATGTGGATCTTCACCGTGTGGCAGGACCCGTCGCGCGCCGAGTACACGACCGTCACCACGCGGCGCGACATCGTCGGCGCCGGCTGCGCGATCATGCTCGAGCTCGGGTCCGACCAGTGTGACGCCATCCTGTGGCTCGCCACCGCGCGGGCCCTCGTCGTGGGAACGCCCACGAGCGAGTGGATCATCCCCCCGGACATCACCGCGGCGAGCCCCTCGGCCTCCCTCCAGACCCGCTACGGCTCGGGCGCAGGCTCCCGCGGCTTCCTCCTCGCGGATGCGGTCGTCTTCGTGCAAGGGAAATCTACCCTGCGCGAGTACCTCTACTCCTTCGGCCAAGGCGCCTACCAGTCGCCTTCCCTCACCCTGTCGGCGTCGCACATCCTCGCCGCCGGCGTGAAGTCCGTCGACTCGACGCAGGACCCCTACCCGACACTCTGGTTCGCCCTCACGGACGGGACCCTCGCCGTCCTCCTCTACGACAAGGTCTCCGGCGTACTCGCATGGAGTCGCTTCATCCTCGGAGGCGGCGGCCTCGTGGAGTCCGTCGCAACGGTTCCCGGGTCCGCTGCCGATGACGTGTACGCGGTCGTGAACCGAGGCGGCACGCGATACCTCGAGCGCTTCGACCCGCTCTTCTCGACCTATCTCGTGGACTGCGGCGTCAACGTGGGCTCGGCCGGCGCCACGGTCACCGGACTCTCCCGCTTCACGAGTGTCGACATCGTCGACCTCACGAACGGGACGGTCACCCTCAATCAGGCAGTGTCCGCAGGCAATCTCTCGGTCCCCGCGGGGAACCAAGGGCACAACCTCAACATCGGGAAGGTTTTCACCGGCTGGCTCGAGACGCTCCCCCTCGCGGCGGCTCCGCAGGCACAGGGGCAGCTCGCGCGGCCCATCGACATGGTGGTGCGCGTCAACGCTTCCTACCCCTTCGCCGCCGGCCCGATCGGCGAGGAGGCCGTTCCGCTCCCTTCAGGCGGGGCAGCTCCCTTCTCAGGCGACATGTGGGCCCCCTTGCCTGTGGGCTGGTCCACGCGGGCAGTCTTCGACCTGAGACAGACCGGGCTCCCGCTCACGGTCATCGGCATCTACACCGAAGTGGAGGGCATGTGAAACGCATAATTGTCAGGGACGCGCGCATCGCGGACCTCGCGGCCATCTGCCCGCCGGAGCACTTCCACCGCTACCGGCCACTCCTCGAGCACGTGGCCGACGCCTTCATCGCGGAGGACGGGGAGCTCGTGTGCATCGCCGGCCTCACCTTCGCGAACCCCAAGACCGCGGAGGCGTGGAACCTCCCCGGACCGCGCTTTGGCGAGTACCTCGCGGCCCCTAGGGCCATCAGGGAGCGCATCGTCCACTACGCGCACACCCTCGCCCTTGTGCGCATCCAGTCGACCGTCCTCGATGGCGTCTCGTACCGGTTCGACTACTGGCTCGGCTTCCGCGAGGAGGCCCGCCTTGCGGACTTCGGGCCCAACGGCGAGGAGGCCATCATCATGCGCTGGAGGGGAACATGGCAATAGGAACCGCACTCATGATCGGCGGGGCCGTCGTCGGGGCCATCTCGGGCGGCATGAAGCAGGCCGCCGCAGCCCGTCAGGCGTACGACGCCCTCGACCTCCAGCGGAAGCAGAACGACGCCACGGTCGCGCAGTTCAACCAGCAGAAGAACTCCGACATCTTCAAGGCCGGGCAGATCACTGACCAAGGGAACGCCGGCGCGGCAGCCCAGTTCGAGCAGACCGCCCTCAACTCACAGAAGGCGAACCAGCAGCTCGCCGGTGCGGCCTTCAAGATGTCCGCCGAACAGAGTGCGGGACTCGCCTCCGCGGGCATGTCCGGCGTCAAGGACTCAGGCTCGTCCGCGCTCTCGCGGGCGTCAGCAGTCGCAGCCAACGAACAGGACCTCACGGCTGCGCAGGCGAGCGCCGAGTCCGGCATGAAGGCCGACGTGGTGTCCACCTCCTTCAGCCGCGATTCGGCTATCGCCGGCGCGAAGCAGATCACCGACTCGTACAAGGAAGGCGGCGACGCGTGGAAGACGTGGGAGGCCCAGAAGGCCGTCATGCAGAAGCAGGTGGACACGCTCGGGGCCGAATACGCCGCACAGTCGAGCCCGTTCGCGGGCGTCATGTCCGTCCTCTCCGGGGGCTTGGGCGGCGCATCAGCGGGCCTCGGCATGGCGAGCGGGGTTGATGGCGCCTTCGGACCGGGAACGTCGCAGAAGCCGGTGGCAAGCGTCTTCCCGACCGTAGGGTCGGACACGACGCCGGTGGTACGCGGCGGCAGATTCGGAGAAAGGGACTAGGAGGACATACGTGGCCAGTGCAGCGGATCAGCTCGGTAACCTTCTCGGCGCAGCCTCCCAGTTCGCCCAGACCGCGGGGAACTACTACGACAACCTCCGCCGTCAGGAGGCCGATCTCGTCATCCAGAAGAAGGCGCCCGCCCTCCGCGACGCACTCTATGGCGGCATGCGAGCCATCACCGCAAGCGACGCCTCTCCCGGCGACTACGTGCGCCTCTGGGACAAGGGAGCAGACGATCAGGGGAACACCCTCCTTTCCGACCTCCAGAAACAGGTCGACGACGAGACGAACCCTTACGCGAAAGAGGCCTTGCAGAAGTACCTCTCGGACACGAACTTCCAGATCAGGCAGCACCTCGTCGACAACACGGACAACTACACGAAGTCGAAGATCGTGGCCGACGGGGATACCCTCATCGCGAAGACGCGCGACGACCCCACGATCCCCATCGCGAAGCGCGCGGCCCAGATAGAGCAGACCCTCGCGACCATGCAGTCCGCCATGGACCCGCAGGCTTTCGCGAAGTACGCCGACTCGCAGCGGAAGGTCCTCACGATCGACACCCTCACCGAGGCCGGCAGGGCGGCCATGCAGCAGGCCCTCGACTCAGGCATGAACCCACTCCTCGCGATCAGGGACGTCAACGCCGCGGTGGATGCCGCAACCAAGACCAACCTCACCTTCGGCGGCGAGACCGTCGCCTTCACGCCCGAGCTCGTCGCCTCCGTCAAGGACGGACTTGCGAATGACCTCAAGGGTCAGTACGTGATCAACAACGAGATCCGCTCGGCGGACATACAGGCCCACGAGGACACGATCAACACGAACGTCTTCACGAGGCAGTGGGACTCGGTCGCCGGACTCGAGGTGCTCAAGGCCGGGCTCATGGGGAAGGCCGGCTCGACGGGCAACGCATCGAAGTTCGTCGACGCGAAGACACAGGCCGTCATCGACGAGTACCAGCTCAAGTATGGCGACAATGCGAAGGCCATGCTCGCTCAGGTCCAGTCGCGCATCGACTACCTCTTGGCCCGCGAGTCGGGGGCATCAACGGCAGCCTTGGACGCCGAGGCGTCGACTTACCTCTCCGAGGCCACGCTCCGCTACGCCAACCACGAGAGCAAGGCCTCGATCAAGGCGTGGATCGACAGCAAGGTCGCCAACCCCGCGACCTCGAAGGCAGCCCTCAACGCGTGGGGAGACTTCAACCGGTCCGTAAGCGGGGAGCTCGAGTCCGACTCGAACTACCTCTCGGGCCTCTCCATGGTCACCTCGGCATTCGGCAAGGACCCCGTGAAGCAGAAGCAGGCCATCGCCCAGTACAACGCCACCATCGAGCGCGGCGTCAACGGCAAGCAGTTCGGCTCGCAGGACTACCTTACCGTTGCCAAGGAGATCTCCAATCCCGTCTTCGAGGGCAACGTCGCGGCGGCACTCGAAAACTGGCTCTCGCCCACGGGCGACCGGGCCATCTACGGAAGCCAAGAGGGAGCCGATGCGTGGACGAGGGTCGTCCGCGGAGGCGATGCCGGCAACCAGCAGCAGATCCGCATGACCGAGGCCTCGACGCTCCGCGACAAGCTCTTCCTCGTGAAGGGCCTTGCCGGCTTCAGGAAGGACGACTTCAGCCTCGACGGGACGAGCCAGTACGGCATCGACTTCGTCGACCAGAAGGGGAACCGCATAACGCTTTCAAAGGACGGGAACGGGAACCTCACGGGCACCCTCCTCCGGGCCGGGTCGAAGAAGGCCGAGAGCCTCGGGAAGATCGACCTCGGCGCGACCGAGGGCTCGGTGGCTCTCGCCGAAAAGAAGGAGAAGGGCCTCTCCGCCGGCCTCGCGGCAGCCGCGGCAAAGACCCCCGCACAGATGGTCGCCACCATCGCCGAGGCCCAGAAGAACGGGACCGACCCGAACTACGTGGGAACGAACGACGCCTCGAGCATCGACGTACGCGTCGCCCAGATCGGCGCCACCATCGTGAACGCAGGCGCCACCCCGGCCGATCGGGCCAAGAAGCTCGCCGCCATGAATCCCGCCGGCATCCCCGCCCTGCGGAGCGAGCTTGCAAGTTATACGCCGCAGGCGAGCCCCGCCGTGGTCGCCTACATCAAGAGTCTCATCGACGAGCTTGAGGCCGCGTGGCCGAAGGGAAAGAAGTGATGGACGACCTCTTCAAGACGCAAGCTCCCGACTACTCGAGCCGGATCGACGAGCTCGAGAACCAGAGTCGAAGCCTCGCCGGCCTACCGGCCCTCGACGACTACGACCGCCTCGTCGAGAAGCTCCGCAACTCGGGCGCCATCCCCGGCGCCCAGAGTCAGGCCTTCCACGACTACCTTGCGAATCAGGAAGACCCGAACGCTGCCCTCGCCAAGCTCAACGCCGCGACCTTCTACGCGCAGCGACTCGACATGAGCGTGCCCGAGGCCATGGCCAACTACGACTCAATCCAGAAGGCGTGGTGGGGGCAGGCCCGGAGCCCCCTGACCGACTGGGACGCCATCAAGGACCAGTTCACCACCGCGCGCCTCTCGCAGGACCTCGGCGCCTACTGGGCCAAGGCACGCGACGAGGGCATGACGCCCGAGCTCCAGCAACAGATCGACGAGGTCGAGGCCCAGATGCCGCCGCCCGACCGCATCCAGCGCGGCCTCCCGGCGACCATCCTCAAGGCCGCGGCAGGCGCCATCCCTGCCGTGATAGGCTTCACCCCCGGCGCCCTCGCCGGCGGCGCGGTGAAGGGCCTCGTCCTCTCCGCCTTCCCCGAGGCGAGCCTCCTTGCCGGCGCCCTCGCCTTCGGCGCACAGACCGTCACCAACCTCGCCGCCATGAAGGGCGCCACCGGAGGACTCGAGTACCGCGAGATGGTCAAGGCCGGCATCAACCCGGCCTTCGCCGCGACCGCCTCGCGCTGGTCCGGCTTCCTGCAGGACTCCCTCATGTCCGACGTCGTCAAGGCCAAGCTCCCCTCGACCCTCGCCCAGAAGACCCTCTATGGCGCCATGGAGAAGATGGTCAACGCAGGCGTCCTCAAGGGGACCGTCCGAAACCCCATCATCAAGTTCGCCCTCCGGCAGGGCACGCAGTCCATCTCGATGGGCGCCGACATGGCTCTCATGCGCGGCATCTCGGAGGGCGTCTACGAGGCCGTCCGCGAGGCGTCGAACGCGTACAAGGGCACCGATGTCGAGCCCCGACAGTGGCACGAAGTAGGGCAGGCCATCGTCGACTCCTTCGTCTCCGGCGCCATGGCCTCGATACCGCTCACCGCGCTCCGCGAGCCCATGGCCATCGCGCACGATGTCGTGTCCTATGGCGACTGGAAGGCCACCGAGGCCGCCCGGAAGTACCACGAGGCAGCCACCGCTGCCGCCGCGGCCGTCGCTTCCCAGCCCGGCGCCTCCCCCGCGGAAGGGGCCCTCCCGCAGCCCGCGTCCCCCGTCACGTGGCGTGAGTCCGCCTCCGCGACGCCCGCGGCCGACGGGTCCATCGTCTCCCGCCTCCTCGGCTCGCCCGACCCGCAGGCCAAGAAGGCTTCCGTGCAGGCCGACTACCTGTGGAACCCCGACACCAAGACCGTCACGATCGATGCCCTCAAGATCGACAAGGCACTCTCGAAGGAGAAGCCCGGCGAGGCCATGGCCCAGATGGCCGCGGCCCTCTTCGAGCTCCGCCGCAAGTACCAAGGGTCCACCATCGAGTGGGAGCCGGCGACCAAGACGCAGGTCCTCCTCCAGACCCAGCTCGAGGCCGCCCACCCCGGCTTCTTCACCGCCGAGCACGAGGCCACCGCCGCCGAGGCCGTCGCGAGCTCAAACCGCGCGAAGTTCGTCTCCGCCCTCAAGGACAAGGGGGGCTTCGACGAGGAGACCGCCAACGTCCTTGCCTCGTACCTCGACGCGCGAGCCGCCAAGATGCGCCTCAAGGACCCCTCGATGACGACCGACCGCTTCATCGAGACCTATGTCCACCCGGACATGGTGAAGGGCGAGCTCTCCCCCCGCGGAGAGGCAGCCGCCAAGGCGGGCGCCATCGAGGGCGTACCCTACGCGCAGGCCTCGTTCTGGAAGAATGGCGAGGAGATCCCCGCCACCTCGGTCATGCAGGACGCAGCCGACGCGAAGGTCCTCTTCCACTTCGTCAAGAAGGGAGACGTCTCCGCGGCAGTCCACGAGTTCGTCGGCCACGGTCTCATCCACACCCTCGACGCCGAGGAACGTGCCCTCTTCGAGAAGGCGTACGGCAAGCCCATGGAGGCGTGGGACAAGGCGGACCACGAGCTCGCGGCGACCGACTTCGAGAAGTACGCCGAGACCGGCGTCGCCCCGACGAAGGAGCTCGAGCCCCTCTACAAGCGCATCGCCGCGCTCATCAAGGACACCATCGCCGGATGGATTCACGACAAAGAGCTTTCTCCCGACGTCATGAAGGCGTGGGATAACGTCTTCGCCCTCGCCCCCGGGAAGGGTGAGACCTTCAAGGTCGAGGGCCGCCACGGCACGAAGCACGAGATCAAAGGACGGCTCTCCCTCAAGAAGGCCGGCTCGGGCGAGGGCGGGGCCTCATTCGGCCACGGACTCTATATCACCGAGCACTCGGACGACGGGAGCATGGTCGCCCGCGGCTATGCGAAGCTGACGGCCAACGCCTACGACGCCGAGTACACGGCAGGCGGGGAGCCGGTGACCGGAAACAACAAGACCGTCGCCACCCTGAAGGAGACCGGCAAGAGCCAAGCCGAGGCCATCGCGAAGCTGGAGGGGTACGCGAAGGGCCAGCCGGAACGGTGGAACGACGCGCTCCGGTTCGCTCGGGAGCGCTGGGACGAGATCGAGCGCGTCCCCGACCGGCGCGTCTACGACACCGTCATCGAGGACCCCCGCGGCGAGCGCTTCCTCGAGCTCGACAAGAAGGTCCCCGACGACCAGCTCGACCTCATCCTCAAGGAGGCAGGGCTCACGCGGGAGGACCTCAAGGACGCGTCCCTCCGCCCCGGCGAGGACGCCCGGTCCCTCCGCTACAACCTCGCCCGCTTCGAGGCCGGGAACATCCGCCTGAAGCACCCGTCGCACGGCAACCCGCTCGACCCGCACTCGGGCATGACCCTCTACCTCGGCATCGCCAAGGCCCTTGGCTCGCAGGCGGCCGCCTCGGAGTTCCTCGACCGCGCCGGTTTCACCGGCAACACCTACATCGGCGACCACGCGAAGAGCGATGGCCGCGGTGTGCGCGACTGGGTCGTCTTCAATGACGCCTACGTCCACGAGCCGAAGCTCGCCGAGCTCTTCAAGACCGGCGACGAGAACGACCTTGAGAAGCACGTCGTCGGCGCCGAGCGCGGGGAGCGCACAACGTCGACCCGGGCCATCCTCTCCGAGGACGAGAAGGCCAAGGTCAAGGAAGGCGCCACGCTTTCCGGGCGGGCCGGCAAGGAGATCGCCTCGGAGCTTCGATCCATCAAGATGAACCATCCGCTCGGCGACGGCTGGGCCCCCCTCGAGTACATGGGGGAACGGAAGGTCGAAGGGCCGAACGGCAAGGTAAAGTACGAGCACAAGTGGAAGGCCATTCCCTACTCCTTCCAGAAGGCCGACCGGAAGTCGGTCATCCGCGGCATCGTGGACGAGGTGCGCGGCATTGTCGATCGCGCCAAGGGTGGCGACGAGTCGGCCAAGAGCATCATCAGGCAGGCCGGCTGGTACGCCGAGATGCGCTCCGCCCTCCGGCACGAGTTCGGCGGCGCCGGCGATGTCTTCGCCGACCTCCTCGGCGCGACGAGCCCCAACACCCCGGTCCCCAACAACTGGGCCTTTGCGGTCGACGTCATGCGGAAGGCTTCCCGGGGCGACTTCGACGAGCTCATGCCCAAGTGGCTCGAGCACATGGACCGCTACGAGGTCCTCGAGAAACAGGCCAACGACTGGTACGACGCCCAGCGCGCTGCCGGGCGCACGGTGGACGACATCAAGGGGAGCCCCGAGTTCAAGAACTGGAAGACCGAGCTCACCGCGGCACGGAAGCTCCCGAAAGAGCTCATGCCGCTGCAGGACTCGGGCAAAAAGTACGGCTTCAACGGCTTCAACGTCGTCCGGGCCCTCACGGGCACGTGGCGCGTCATCAACGAGGGCAAGCCCCTCGGCCGCGGCCTCTCGGCGCCCAAAGCGTTCAACTTCTCCGGCAACCTCATCGGCTACCGCACGGGCTCGACGATCGACGTCTGGGCGGCCCGCTTCCTCCAGCGCCTCGCCGGCGCCCGCCGCGTTCCGCCCGTGGCCGAGCAGGCAGTAAAGGGCAAGATGCGCCCTGACGGCTCGACCCTCGGGCAATTCGGCTATGGTCAGGACGTCATGCACGAGGCCGCCAAGCTCATCCGCAAGGACACCTCCCTCCACTTCGACGAGCGTCTCCAGCGACTCAACGACGACGACCTGCAGGCCCTCGTCTGGTTCCTCGAGAAAGAGGTCTGGACCCGGAACAACTGGACCTCGGGCGCTGGCGAGGGCGGCTCGTTCGAGTTCGAGAATGAGCTCACCGGAACTCGCCCCGAGCTCAAGGACCAGATAGCCTCGCTCCGCAAGATCATCAACAGCACGAAATCGAAGCCCGAGGAGAAGATCGCCGCAGCGCAGGAGCTCGGAAAGATTCGCCACAAGCCCGAGCGCTGGTATCAGGGACTGTCAATCACCAAGTCACTCTTCACGCAGGGCGTCGACTGGGTCCCCGAGGACAGCGACATGGCGGTCATCGCGAGGCGGATGCACAATGCCGTCTACTCCCTCGCCAATGACGCAAAGGTAATCTCCGCCAAGTTCTTCTCGACCCTCGGCCGCTACGGTGGCGACGAGCGCTCCCTCGACGGCGAGATCACCGTCACGGACGGCTTCGATCCGCGGCCCTTCGCGCGCGAGACGTTCCAGATCGCCAAGGAGCACGATCAGGACGCCACCTTCGTGACCCGGGTACTGCGGCAGGACGAGGAAAATGGTATCGACCCCCTCATCCACCGGCCATCGATCGAGATCTACTTCCGCGAGGCAGCTCCGCTCGAGCGGCTCGACACGATCCTCGAGGCGATGAAGAAAGAGGGGCTCGAGGGCTACACCTTCTCGGTCGACGACCGCCGGCTCCCCGAAGCGCTCGCCGGCAAGATGCCCGCGGTGGTCGGCGTCCGGGCGCAACTGATACCCGAGTACGATATGCGCTGGGGGATCGAAAGCAGCCCGTTCGGGAAAATAAAAGACCTCTCCGCATTGTCCGACGACGACATCCGCAGTATGATGATGGCAGAGGCGGATCGCCTCAACGAAGTCGCCCTGCGGATCAGGGAGAACGTCGAAGGCGTGACCAGTGCGGAGACCCACTGGTGCGAGACCGACGTCCGTTTCAAGGGTGAATACGAGGGGGCCATAGATGACGCAAGCAGAGTACCTCAAGGGACAGATAGCGCGGCTGGAAGCCAAGTATGGAAAGGACGCACTGTACGTTCAGGACTTGAAGGTGCAGCTCGCCGCACTCGAGAGTTCGACGCAGAATCCGCCGCGAGACAATCCGGTGACCTATCACGTGGGCTTCAGGAACGGCCGCTAGATGCTCAAGGTGACGGACTGGCAGCTCCTCGAGGAGATCAACCTCCTCTCGCAGATCAGCACGGAGGAGAGCCTCGCGCTGGCGGAGGACCGGAAGGAAGCATTCCTCGAGTCGGTGAAGAGCTGGGAGTGGCCACGGGGCGAGATGAGCCCGGAGCTCGAGGCGGAAGTGAGGGCACAGGCCAAGCGGAAAGCCCGCGAGAGGTTCGCGGACCTGATCTGACGTTCTCCGGCGCCGACCGTGACGTCCACGACGCGGCGCGCGATTTCAAGAGTTACAAGGACTTCAAGGACGCCTACGAGGCGTCGCATCCTCGCGTCGAAGGCACGCTCCCCGAGGAGCGCGAGGCCTACCTCCGGCAGGTATGGCTCGCCTCGCACCCGGAGCGGCCCAAGGAAGCGCCCATCGTCTCCGCGAAGGAGGCGGACTCCCGGTTCGTCGACTCCCTCAAGAAGGACGGCTATCAAGGCCTCGAGGACTTCCTCGGCGCCCTAGGGACCCTCATCCAGACGGGCGCCCGCGGCGGAAAGAAGGGGCTCGACCCCGTTGAGGCCGCGGCCCTCCGCGTCGCCGACGGGAAGCCCCTCTCCGACACCGGCCTCAAGACCGTCTTCGAGGCCATAAGGCGCGACGCACCCACATACCGCGCCCGATTCGCGCAAGTGTCCGGCGACCACGCGATGCGCGCCCAGCTCGAGGCCGAGCGTTCAGGGGAAGCCCCCACGCCCGCGCCCTCCTTCGGCCCCCTCGACTCCAAGGTCACCCTTCGGAACGCGATGAGCCGGCTTAGGCAGTCCGCCGCGGAGCTCTCCGACCCGGAGCTCCGCGAGCTCTACGAGGACGGCAAGGTCGCGTACGGCACCGCCCTCGACGAGGCCAAGGCTTCCAAGGCCGAGATCGCCCAGCTCGAGAACGAGCTCGCCCTCCAGAAGGACGCCCTCGCAGGCTGGCGGGAGCGCTTCACCTATGGCGAGCGGAAGATCGCCGAGCGCAACGCCGAGCTCCGCGACGCCAAGGCCGAGCTCAAGAAGGCCGCCGCCCTCGCCAAGTACCAGAAGACCGACGAGGCAGCGGCCCGCGTCGAGGACGCCCAAGCCCGCGTCGACGCCCTGCGCGCCGAAGTGAAGTCGCGCATCGCGCGGCTCCCCGCCGGCGCCGTCATCAAGGACACCTCCTACACCGCGGCCCGCGAGGCCGCCAAGGAGGCGAGGGCCACCCTCGAGGCGAAGTACGCCGAGGCCAAGGCCAAGATGGCAGCCAAGGATACCGCCATCGCCCTCGCCAAGAAGATCCTCGCCCCCGTCTCCAAGTCAACCGACTGGCGCATCGCGCAGGAGATCCGCGCCATCCAGAAGACCATCGACCCGCACTTCCGCCGGCAGGTCGTCGAGTACTCGACCGAAGACCTGCGGAAGCTCTTCGGCGAGACGCCCAACATCGACAAGCTCCTCCCCAAGGAGATGGTCGACCGGCTCCGCACCCGTCCCCTGAACAAGTGGACCATCGGCGAGCTGCAGGACCTCGCGAAGAAGGTCGACTCCCTCCGCGAGCTCGGCCGCATCAAGCTCGCCGAGCGCAACTTCGAGAAGAAGCAGGCGCGCCTCGACAAGCAGGACATGCTCCAGAAGCAGCTCCGCGAGTCGGGAAAGTACGAGCCCTCCGCGATGACCGGCAGCCAAGAGTTCGAGGCCCAGAAGGACAAGGAGCAGAACCTCCTCAAGAAGTGGGACCATTCCCTCACGACCATGGGCCGCCTCATGCGGACGATGGACAACCACAAGGAGAAGGGCTGGTGGTACGGCACCTTCGTCGAGAACGAGCGCGACTGCTACCGGAAGCAGAGTGACAGCTTCCACCGCCGCTGGGGAGCCGTCGAGAAGAAGATGGACGAGCTCGGCATCGAGCCTGAGGACCTCTACGCGCAGCAGGTCAAGGTCGGCGACTTCACCGTCTCGAAGGCCGACGCGATCGGCCTCTACATCGGGCTGCAGGACGCCGACACCGCGGCGAAGATCGCCTACGGCAACATGCTCAACGAGGACCAGCGGAAGACCCTGCCGCGCGCCGAGCTCGAGCGCCTCGGGGCCGAGAACCTCGAGCGCGCGCGCGAGGCCGCCCAGAGTCTTTCCGCACCTGAGCGCGAGCTCGCCCAGTTCCTCATCGACGACGGCGACCGCGAGTTCAGCCGGCTCTCAGAGGCCTGCTATCAGTACGAGAACCGCGAGCCCCCGAAGGTCGCCATCTACTTCCCCAACGAGGTCCGCGGCCGCTCCGGCGAGGACAAGCTCGTCAGCCAGATGCGCGAGGACCTCCTCGGCCGCACCCCGCGGCTCGGGAAGGGCGTCCCCAACGGCAACACGATCGCCCGCGTGAAGATCTCCCCCGAGAACCAGCTCCCCATCAACCTCGACGCCCTCGGCGTCTACAAGCGCGGCATCGAGAAGCAGGAGCACTACATCGCGTACGCGGACTACGTGAAGGAGAAGAAGCTCCTCATCCAGAACGACCACACCGCGAGCCAGCTCCGCTACCTCGTCAGGCAGACCCACGGGCAGGGCGCCCTCGACTACATCGACGGCTGGCTCGAGGAGGTCGCGAACCCCAAGGCGTACACCGACTACGACAAGAACCTCTCCGGCTTCGAGCAGGTCTTCCGCACCCTGCGCGGCCCCCTCGGAACGGCCTACTTGGGCCTCCGCGCGAGCTCCGCCATCCGGCAGCTCATCACCTCGCCCATTCCGTACTTCCCCTACGCCGGCGCCGCCATGATCCCGGCCATGCTCCGAAACCTCAACCTCGCCGAGTACCTGAGGCAGGCCAAGCTCGTGAAGGAGAAGTCCGCCTTCATCCGCGACCGGCAGATGAGCCCCACCGTCGCGGCCATCAAGGAGTACGCCCAGTCCGACACGATCTCGAAGCCCATGAAGCTCGCGGCCCGCTACTCCCTCGCCATGATCGAGGCGGCCGACATGTGGTCTGTCGTCTCTGGCTGGACGGCCGTCTACGACAAGACCCTCGCCGAGCTCTCCAAGTCGGGCGGCATGGACGCGGCCGCGATGGAGCAGGCCGCCATCAAGGAGGCCGACCGGATCACCATCGAGAGCCAGCCCACCGGCCGCCGCGCCGACGTGTCGCCGGCCTTCAAGAGCCACTCCGAGATCCAGAAGTTCCTCCTCCAGTTCCAGTCGCCCCTCAACGTGGTCTACAACCAGCTCTTCCACGACGTCCCCGCGGACATCGCCGAGGGGCGCATCGGGCGGGCCGCTGCCATCGTCGGCGGCTACCTCGCGACGGGCGCCATCCTCGGGCTCATCGCGGCCCCGCGGAGCGACGACGACGACGCGGTCAAAAAGCTCCGCGACGCCCTCGGCGGCGCCCTCCGGCAGCCCTTCGACGCGATCCCCCTCGCCGGCGGCTACGCGGGCGACTTCCTCGAGTCGGGCGTCACCGGGAACCGGCGCTTCCGCGGCTCCGAGGACACCTTCCCCGCCATAGGGAAGATCTTCTCAGGCACCGGTGGCGTCATGACCGCGAAGGACTCGGAGGCTTTCTGGAAGGCACTCATGACCTTCGCCGAAGGCTCGGGCATGCTCGCCGGCATCCCGACGTCCGCGCTCAAGGAGTACTACCGGACCCTCTTCGAGGGCGACCCGGAGGCCCTCCTCGGGCGGCCGAAGAAGTGATCCGTATGGTAAATCAACCACGCACGTGGTAAGGTGGAGTCATGGCGGTGGGAACGAGAAAGGTGACGGCCTCCCCGGTTATGGGAGCCGTACAGGTCGAAAGTCTCGAGGTGCTCGGAAGCTCCGCAGGCCCCGGCGGGATCTCCGGCGCCGTCGCCGGCGTCGCCCTTCGCGGAGCCGGAGGCTACTCCGCAGGCCTCTCCCGATCCGCCCAGAACGTCGCGTGTGATGCCTCTGGCACGCCAAACTCTGGCGAGCTTGGGCCCGGCGGCAAGGCCACGACGACGGTGCAGGCGTGGCGTGGGCAGCAGCAGCTTTCCGCGGTCGCGTCGGGGCCACGGGCAAACGAGTTCAGCATCGGGTCGATCGCGCTCTCAGGCGGCACGGCGACGTGGACACAAACGGCGAACGACACCGTCCGCGTCGATTCACTCTCGACCGACTCGGCAGTCTTGCGGATCACGCTGATCCTCGAGGGGTCGGCCTCGCTATACATCGACTACGTCCTTGCGAAGGCGAAGACAGGGTCCTCCGGCGCCAACGCCATAAGCGGCAACTTGACGAACGACTCGTGTGCCCTGCCCGCTGCCGCCGATGGCACGGTGTCTAATCTTTCCCTTGCGACCGGCACATTCAGAGTCTTCGACGGTGTCACGGAAAAGACGGGCTCGGCCGTCACGTATTCCTGCGTTGCGACCAACTGCACCGGAATGATCACTACTGCAGGCGTCTATTCCGCCCTCACCTTCCCTGCCGCGAACGACAGCGCCTACCTCACACTGACGGCAGTGTATGGTGGCGTGACTATCACCAAGACCTTTACCCTCTCGAAGAGCAAGACCGGCGCCACAGGGGCCTCCGGCGTAGTGCGCGTTCTTACCTCCCTCGCGAATGTGGGCAATTACGATGGGGAAATCGCCCTGTTCAACGGGCTACTGTATAAGTGGTCGGTCTCGGGATCGTCATGGGGTATCGTGTTGGCAGGCACGGTGGGCGATCCATCGGGTATGACCTACACTCCATCCGCACCGACGTGTTCTTTCGCCGTGGCGAAACGATCGCTTTCCGTGCTTATCACCCCACAGGCGAACCTCCTCAACGCCGACGGCTGGGATGTGCAGATCAGCCGGGACAATGCGACATGGTATGCCCCGAACCTCGCGGCTGATGCGGACGCGGACCCTTGGTACACAGGAAGCGCGGGAGGGACCCTCAAGCTCAATCAGCCGAGCCTTGCCCTCGGCTACCTGCCGATCACGCTCGATGGCAACTCGCTCCCCGTTGCTGCTGGACAAGCGTACTACCTACGCGTTCGGGCGCGATGCTCGAACCCGACGGCCCAAAGCGCATGGACGGCGAGCGCGGCCCTCACCGTCCTCCCGCTTCTTGGGGCCGATATTGCCGCGGCTCAGGTTACGAATGCGCTCATCGCGGCCAACGCTATCGCCATGTCCAACTTCGCCGCAGGAATCAGGCCTCCAAGAGTCGTATCGGCGCTCCCCGCCAACCCCTACACCGGGTATGCCCTCGGAGATCTCGTGTCGCTCACTTCGGACGGCAAGCTCTACCGCATGACCAACATGAGCGGCGCCGGCACAAGCGGCTGGACCGCGGCCGTGGCTACGAGCGACCTGTCGGGGACCATATCCGACGCACAGATCGCCGCGATGGCCGCCTCGAAGCTCTCTGGCCAGATCACCGGGACGCAGATCACCGACAGCGCCGTCACGACGGCGAAGATCGCCGCGCTCGCCATAACCGCCGCGAAAATCGCTGCGGGGACCATTACTGCGAACGAGCTCGCGGCGAACTCAGTAACTACTGCGAAAATTGCCGCGGGCGCCATCGGAGCCGATAAAATTGCGGCGCTGGCGATCACGGCCGCGAATATTGCGGCAGGGGCAATCACGGCGGACAAGATCTCCGTGTCGCAGTTGGCGGCTATTGTCGCCAACCTCGGCACGATCACCGCCGGAGTCCTCAAGTCTTACGACTGGGTGCCCGGAGTATCCGGTTTCATCATCGACCTAGACGCAGGATCGATCAAGCGCGAGGACGGGTCTTGGTCTCTGTCCTCCTCTGGTGATGCAGTTTTTTATTCAAGCAAGGTCACAGGCATAAACTTCGAGGCCATCGACTTCGGCACGTATGATGGGACCGCCCCGGCTAAGACGTACGACGGGGGAGACTATGTAGTTTCAGGCCAGCTCTCATTGCCGGATTCGGTATTTGAAGGCGGCGCTTGGATGGGGGGTTGAACGAATGAGTTGGATTCTTCAAAAGATGACCAGAATCGCTGCGCAGGTTGGTTCCTTGCCGGCCCTTTCCGAAGGCGCGCTTTTGCTCGGACGGGACTCGGGCGGGACCGCGCGACGGGCCTTCGTTTTCGGGGGGAAGGATGGCGCTTCGTGGGCCGCGTTAGACTCTCCGCCTATCGGCACAACCTACGTACAATTCCCCGGTTATAGTGACCCCGGAACCCTGTATCCCGGCACGACGTGGAGCAACATCTCGTCGAGCTTCGCGGGGGCCTTCTTTCGAGCGGAAGGGGGCAACGCATCCGCGTTTGGTGGCGGCGCCCAAGCGTACATGCACGATTCGCATTCACACGGCGGCGCGTCGGGCGGCATGAGCACGTCGAATCCGCATCACCACACCGTAAGGGCCGGAAACACCTCATACGATCTGAACCAAGTAAACAACTTCATGGGAGGAAGCTCCAATACCAATACGGCGAAGGACGGTGTCATGAACGATACAAACATCGACCATAGCCATTTTATCAATGCCGACGGCGGCGTCGAAACACGGCCGCTCAACTACACGATTCGCATCTGGGCCAGAACGGCGTAAGGGGAACGCATGATCTACTGCACACTGGAGAATGATCGAATCAGCGGCATCTTCGCCGCGGACACCGTGCCCGAAGGGGCTCAGGCTCTCCCGGCGAACTTCGCCGGCATTGTCGGCCAACACCGGGATGAGTTCGATGAGGAGTGGAATCTCTTCCCGCTATCGGAGAGGGTTGCCTCTGGCCACGTCGAGATCGATCCGCACTACAAGCTCGATGGAGGAGATATCGTACCGAAGAACTTTGGCGAGCTCGTTGATGCGGGGCTGGTTGAGGTCGACGA